CTTCCTCAAAACTGACTCCAGTTCTGGTAGCAACGAAAGTAAGGGTGACATAATTAATAGACTTAGTGGGTTTCAAGAATATGTCTGCACGGAATTCATTATTATCAACCACACTAGGAGTATTATTTGTTTCATCACAGATAACTCGGAAATCAATAAGTCCTCTCTTTGCCTGAACATCTCTCAAATATGGTTCAACCACATTTGTAAAGTTTGCACGAGTTATTTCATCGTTGAACTCAAATAGTTGAGCATTAGCCACTCCTTCGAGTGCTTTTTCAACCGTTAAGAATAATCTTCTAACATTGATTCTATCAAATGCAGATGCATAATTTAATCCAGTCTTATCACCATAGAGAAGAATTCCTACTCCAGACTGATTAATGATTGAGTTAATCCTTGACTCATAAAGAGTATCTCTTTGAGACTTCTTAGGATTATATGCAAGTTTAATTGCATTATTAATAGTACCACGTTGCTGTCCTGCAGGTGAATACCAAGGGAATGCCTCAATCTCAGTTCTAACCATCAATCCTGCAACATCTGGGTTGCATGGAATATAACGGAACTGATTATTGAATCTATCGTAAGTATACTTCCAACCACTATCAAACACAGCATAAGATGAAGAATTTAGAGGTGAGAAGAATTTAACTACATTAGAAGTTTGATTTTCTCCTTTTGTCACGTTGACTACATTTCCCCGATGTGGTGAAATAACAGCCACACAATCTTGTCTAGATTCTGCTATGGAGATAAGTTTATTTGCTTTTGCTTGAGACTCATCTTCCGCACTACATCCTGGACCCATAATTAAGTAATCAACATTAACTTCATCTCTATTGGAGAATAAGTCATATGCATCAGATAAAGCTCCTAAAGTTGCTTTAAATTCAGTACCGCCAGAAGCAGCATAGTCAACACCACCACCAAGAGGATATGTTACATTACCAATAGCATTGAAGATAACTCCTTGAGTTTCTTGTCCCCAAAGACCTGCAGCAGTTCCAAGTGCAGTAAATGACTCAGATTTAACACCTGAATAAGTAGTGAATCCAGTAGCTGTGGGTTCTGTATTAAAGTAACTATCAACTGCAGTAGATGGATTCCATCCAGGATATAAGTAAGCAGATTGTTGTGCAATAAAGTCCTTATAGTAAACTCTTTCAGGTGCAGCAACATCAGATACTGTATTAGAACCTTTAGAAAGGAATGTACTCTTCTCAAGAATACTTCCCTGAATTCCTGTTATAGATCCATCATCATCTACCACAACAACGTGCAGTGTATCATTTCTACCACTTCTTTCATCACTATATCTACTAGTAGTTGGTTTTTGTGCGACCTGCTTCCAATAAACTGTGGAATTTGTTAAACCTAATGTCTGATTATTATACCAATCAGTTACAGTTCCTGCTGCTCCAATTAAACTAGCTTCTAATAATCCTGACCCACTATCAGTATTAATACCTGATGTATTTACAGCAAATATAGTATCTCCAGTTGTAATTGAAGATTGCGGATCAAATTCAGCATAATCAATTGCAGTTTCAGTAGCACCTGCACCAGTAGTTTGAACTCTGGATACAATTTTAACATCAATTGTACTTGCTTCAGTTGTGCTAGTATCAGTAGCTACACCTGTAACAATACCCTTAACGTATCCATTTACAGTAGCAGTTGTTCCTACTCCTACTTCAGTTCCACTATATGCCCACGTAACACCAGAACCTACACTAAATCCAAATCTATAAAGATCATTAGTAGTAAGTCCAACAGTTTGGTCGGCAAAATCATCAATAAAACATACTTTAAGATTGTTTGCCCATGTACCAGGATCTTTAGCAGCCCAAGTCCATGCACTTGTTATATCTGTATAACTTCCTTGATAATCATCATAATTCTTAATCTTAATACTGCTGGTAGAAGCAATACCAACTCCTCCAATCGGAGCACCTGCGTTTGCGTTATTAAGAGTTGCACCGTCTGCTCTTGCAACTTTTAGAACACCACCATATGAGAGAAAAGATGATGCACTCATCCAATACTCATACTGTCTATCAGTAGAGAGTGGTTTACCAAATGTGTTAATTAATTCTTGTTCTGTGGTAATATCAATTGCTTCTTCTACAGGACCAATTTTAAATGGTCCCGCAATAGCACCGATATTGGCCAAGACGTTATCTGCTCTTCCAACAGTTAGGTCAACCTCCCTAACTACTACTCCAGGAGATAATTGAGGAGTCGCCATATTCTTCTCCGAAATACTCTGTTTTACCTGAAAATATTTATTGTTTATAACATTTTGAATGGGGAAACGTGCCGTGAACAGTTACCAATCAGGATAGTTCCAATCAGGAAAAGGAGTTTCTTTTTTTCTTTTTTCTACAATTCTTTTAATAGTACATACTTTACACTCATAAGAATAGGATGAAGCAACTGGTCCTCTATCTTTGCGAGTTCTATAAAAACTTTCTATTAAATTTTTTTGTTCTCCACATATTCTACATTTTCTATTAGATAGCAATAAATGTCCTAATTTAATCTGCTTATCTATTTCCATCAGGACAAGTATTCCCACATATATGATTTATCCCCATACTCATCTGCCTGAAACCATCTGTCTCCATCATCATCCACAAAACTTTCATTATTCATTCCATCATCCATAAATCCAAATGGAGCCATATCTTGTTCTATGGCATTCTTTTGTTCTTCATATAATCTTTTTCTTACGTCTTGATCAGTGAGTTCTTTAAAGTAATCTTGTGCAACTAACCATGCATAAATGACAAGACACATCGCAAGGTCATCATTACATCCTTCCTCTGCCTCAAAAGAATTCGCCTTCTGAATAAAGGTTGTAAGTTCATTCAATATATCATAATCAGTAAAAAGAAGTTTATTTTCTTCTATGAGAGTTTTTAAGTTAAGAGAGCCTACCTTCTTAACTGTCTTAGACATTTTCAGTCCAAGTTGAGTTTTCTTACCTGAGAATCCTTGACCAACAATTTGGCCTGCTCTTCCTCTCATCGAACACATAAGAAGATTTTTATATTCCAAATCAAAATTTAATATAGATGCTACCTGATCTCCTACATCATTTACTTCACATAAAACAAAGGCATCATTATACTTTGTTCCAATATCTTGAATGATGCTTGGAAATATCATTGGTTTTATTTCATTATTTCTATACTTTGCTACCACTGCATGAGGGAACTCGGTTATATCTACAACTATAAAAGCCGAATAATCTTTTGATACTCCTCGTGCTACATCAACTGTAATTACATAATCATGACCTTGTATAGGATCAACAAAAACATCTAATCCACCACTCGATTTATCTGGTTCAGAGTATATTAATGTTCTTAATTTACTAGGAGCAATAAGAGTATCAACAGATCCTAAAAACTCACATTCAAACTCAATTTTAAACTGTTGTTCAGATGTGTTTGCAATAGTTTGTCTTTTCCATTCAGAATCCCTACCAGGAACTTCTGACCAATGAACATCTGTTGGTACATATTCATTCTTCCCTTTCTCTGCATCGTGCCAATACCTATAGAAGTGGTTCATCCCGTGAGGGGTTGAAACCATTATTACTTTTGTGCTTTTACCAGAAGTAATAGTAGGATAAACACTAGCAAAGAAAGACTCAGCGATGTGATTGGGAACAAAAGCAAACTCATCCAAGAAGAGGATGTTGAAAGACATACCCCGAACAGCACTAGCACTAGTGGAAGCTGCCAAGATTTTACTACCATTTTCTAACTCCAGTGAACCTTTATTCCATGATATAATTCCTTGCTGCATCCATTTAGGTAAGTTCTCATATGCAGTCTGCAATCTACCCAGTAAGTCTCTGGCAGTTGCTGCCTTGTTAGCAAGAATACCAATATTTACATTATCATTAAACACAGCATAATGTAATAAGTATGATACCGATGTAGTAGACTTACCAGTCTGTCGAGGCATCTTACAAATATTAAATCTATTCTGATGAAAGTTATTAATTAATCTTTCTTGGAAATCATAAGGTTCAAAAGGAACAAGACCTTCATCCAAAGAAACAATCTTTACATGCTGCTTTGCAAAATACACAGGATCTTGCTTACAGGCCATAAACTCAAGAATTTGTTCTTGAGTAAATTCCTGTGCAACATTCGCCTTTTTTAAGAGGGGATTGCCTAAATAAATGTCATCCATAATAACCTCCTACATCATTTCGTATTTGCCAAAGTGTTGTCTATCGTGATCTATCGTTCTTTGAGTTAAATCTATAATTTTCTCTAATTTTTCTACTCGTTTTTTCAATTGTTTAGTTTCGTCCTCCTGTTTGGAGGAGTGGTTCTCCTGGGTCATAATTGGAAACTTGGTAAGACCAGAGTTGAGCACCAGGATACACTTTTCTCACTTGATCCAGTACTTCTCTGCGTGAAGGTTTTTTGATTTGAGGGAAAAACATTTTAATTGCGTGACCTTTTCCTCTCCAACCAACATAAACATCTATTATATTGCCTGTTCTTCTTGGTAGGTATGTGGATTCACTTACTCCTCCACCATTACCACCGTTAGAGCCGTTGCCATTTCCATTTGAATGTCCATTGGTTCCGTTGCCGTTACCATTTTTCTTTCCATTTTCCTCATCTTGCTCAAGATATCCTCTAGCACCAACATGGTAACCACTAGGAATCTTCTTACATTTCTTGGAATCATAACAATAATATTCACCTGGAGGACACTTTTTCATGAAATAACAAACTCTACCTTTATATTTATTCTTCTCCTCTCTTTAAGATCAAATATCTATAGCACTAAACATAGTTTTAAATGTAGTGGAATTAGTAGATGCAGGATAACCTAACAATCTTAAAGACCCACTATTGATATCAGAACTAAAGGTCGCTATTCCTGTAGGTATATTAATAGTTCCATATTCAGTCATATATGTATTAGTACCATCATGAATAACATTAATAGTAGTCATGTTATAATTCGTTCCTTCTACAATTTGTACTTGATAACTTACAGATCTATATAAAGAACTCGATAACTCAACAATAGCTAATGCAGATGTAGAAGTAGTTGTTATAGACGATCCCTTATATTCTCCATGACCAGTATCAAAAGCACTAGCAGTTACCACTCCCACATAACTAGCATCTCCACTAGCATCAGCAACTTTAGTACCACCAACCTCAATAGTATTATTGGTAGAATCTATAGTAATTCCACTTCCAACTTGTATTTGCTCACTGTATATAAAGTCATTCGCAGCATCTAAAGTTATTCCAGCACCAACACTGATTAGATTATTATCACCATCAATAGTAATAGATGAACTACCTGCAGTAAGAATACCAACAATTCGAGCATTTCCTGCAATATATAAATCACTCATACCAGTAATAATACCAGTAGATTGAATATCAGTTACAGTATGGTGTTCAAATGTATGAGCAGTTAAAATACCACTAAAATATCCATTAGTAGCAGTAATAAATCCAGTAGCCTTTACATCCCCCTGAACAAATAATCCATAATCATCTTTTGCAGTTGTTCCAATCCCTACCTTAGATAAAGTATGAATACCAGAGGATGTAGTAGTCCATGTAGTACTTCCACTACTTACAGTAGAAAATTTGAATTTTTTCTTATTGGATTGAGATGTATCCACCTGAAGAAACATCCCATCATAAGCACTCACATTGGTAGCAATACCTGTGATATCATCCAAGTATTGAAGATCTACTGCACCACCTCCACCAAATGTGGCTAACTGCTGCTGAACTCTATTAACAAATAAAGTATAATGCTTAGATAAATCCTCAACTGTAGCAAATTTCTTATCTAATGGTGTAAGAGGATCAGGTTTACCGCCAACAGATTGTTCATAAGTAGGAGGTTCATTTAAAAGACCTTCAGTTATTGTTTGTTGTTCTTTTAATTCTTCAACAATTTTATAAAGTTCAGCAATATTAGTTGCTGTGTCTGTATATCTTTTATCGAGACTATATAAATTCTTTTTTAAATCTGAAATATTATCATCATAATATTTTGGTTCAGGAAGATTAGCAATCTCTTCTTTTAATCCTTCAAAATATTCTTTAAGATTTTTATCAGACTCATAACTTTTATTATCTAACTCACTTATTTGTTTTTCAATATTTTGTTTAGTCTCATTCAGTTTACTTAATACACTTTTCTTTAATTTTCTATCATCATCTTTAAATTCATCATGATGTGACCAAATCTTAATTGCAGTTTCTTTAAGTTCCTCATATATCTTATCTTTAGCTTTCTTTAATTCTTCAATCTTTATTCTTTGTTCAAAATCTTTAAGATCTAGGTTTTCAGTTAATTCTTCAAGATCAGAATCAAATTTAGTTTTAAGATCTTTGATATGATCTCCAACTTTAATAAAATCATCATCAATTACACTAAAGGTTTTACCTATCCATGAAAAATCAGGGACTTCATTTACTTCATTAACCCATTTTGGGAAAGTAGGAATTTGCTTCCTGACTTCATCAATAGCCTCACATATTGCCTCTATTTCTCCATCATAATACTTTGGTTCGGGAAGATTTTTAATCTTCTCTTCAATGAGGTTTAATTGCTCATCATAATACTTTACTTCTGGAAGATTTTTAACTTCTTCTCTTACTACATCAATTTGTTCGCATATTGCTTCTACTTCAGTATCATAATACTTTACTTCAGGAACTGTGGGAATATTATTTCTGACTTCTTCAATATGTTCAGCAAGTTCCTTAAGTTCCGTGTCATAGTACTTAATTTCAGGAATATCAGGAATACTTTCCCTGACATCATTTACCATACGAACTAATTCACCCCATTGAGGTGCTTGGATTATATCAGTAACTTCTATTGCTGCATTTCCTTGTGCATCATCAAGAATTTGAATATTATCTTCTTTTACTTCTTCATCCTGTTCTAAAAATGTTTCTACTGATGGTAATTCTTCTTCAGTTATTAAATCTTCAACTGAAGGCAGTTCATCAGAATTATCTTTATAGTCTTCTATAGACGGCAAATTTTCAATGTTGTCTTCCGACATGTTATGAGTAGCTTAGGTACTTTGGGATTTCTCTCCCCTTCTTTTTATTTATTGTCCTGTGGAAGTCCAGTTTTTATAAGTTTAGCAAGTTCTGCAGTAGATCCTACAAACAATGCATTATTAACAGTACTTGGACCTTTTGATTGTTCTTCATTTACATCTTTTAGTTTTTTCTGAAGATCCATCAATTTATCAGTAGCATCCGAAACACTCTTAATTAACTGACCTGCTACCTCATATGCTCTTGGCATGTCACTCTCTTGAGCAAGTTCAAGAATTCCATCAATTGCTTCTTGTCCTTTTTCAATGATAGAATATAAATTGCCTCTTGTATATTCATAATCTCTGGTTATATCATCCTTCGTCATTCTATCAGGTTTTTGCTCAGGAGTGATTCCAACCTTTTCGGTTGTCACTACCTCAGTCTCAGTAAT